ATCACCACGTGACCAGCAGCTATCGCGCCGAAGTGCTGCTCGCTCGGAAGCAGAAACACTTCACCAGGCGTCGCGCGAAAATCATAGTTCCAGTGCCAGTTGGTCGGCCCTTGCCTGTTGTAGAGCCGATGACCCTTGTAGTGCGGTATCCATTCCAGGTCGAAGCGCCGCCGCTCCTCCGGACGCGCTACGTTTGGGTTGCCACGGAAAATGACATCGGAATACTGATCCCAGATGATCTTCCGGCCATCACCGAACGCGATCTTCTTGCCGCGCGCGATTGCGCCGCGCGCCATGCCAGAAGCCATCAAGTTGTCCCCGATACCTATGACGCCCACTCGCAATGCGCGGCGCGCCACTCGTCGGCGTAAGGCACGTGCTCATAGCCGTGCATCCACGGGCCTCCGTTCGTGAAATGCACGAGCTTCGGATCGACGCTGCCGTTGTATTCTCCAACCAAATGATTCCACGCTATGTCCAACTCACCAATCTCATCATCGTCGAGCCAGCAAAAGCGATGCAGGTCGCGGCCCGGCAACGAGTTGACGAGTTCAGGTATGAGCGCCTTGTTGGCCGGATGATCGCAGTTGAAAAAGCAAACGCTCGACCAGTTCTTGCGGCCATATGAACTTTGGATTTGGCCATCCATCTTGCGCTCGTGCTTCGGATCGTAATTGTGCTTCACCACCAGTACGGCGTATTGCGATTGCGTGGCGGCGTACTCGAACAAGCGCGTCAAGTTGGCGCGGATCAACACGTCGCAATCCATGAACAGTGCCCAGCCCTCGCGCGCCAGGTGCGGAACTAAAAATCGACTGATGGCAAACTCGGTTGCCATGGTAAATTGCGAGATGGTATCCCACAACAGAGGTTCGCTGCTGTACCACGGGGTTCCGTCGGCTCCTTTCCACGTGCCGACTCTGATCTCTGTCGGACGGGTGTAGAGGCCTTTCTTGCGCAGCTCATCGAGCACCAGGCCGCGAATTGGTATCGGCGCAGTGAGGTGCTTGCGAGCCGAAGCCCGCGCCACCGCGAAAGCCGCGCTCTCCCGTGGATCGAAACCAATCCAGATCGATGGCTGATGCATCAAGCCGCTATCCCGATGTCGCACAGTCCGCCGAAGCGAAAGCACTTGAGTTCTGAGCCACGCGACGCGTTGATGATGTCGAAACCAAGATCGCGGGCTCTCCCTGAAGCCTCATTCATAGCTTTTTGCCAGTCGCGAAAATTCAGCAGCATCGGATTGGACATGCCCTTGGCGTTGTTGCGACCGTACCAGTGAACGCCGCCTCGGTCGTGGAAGTCAAACCCGATGAGCAAGATCGGATTGGCGCCGAACTGCATGGCGAGATTGAGCGCCTGAAAACCTGAATTCTTGCCACTGCCGATGCGAAGCGGCCGATCGAGCAAGAAGCGGTGCTGCTTGGTGTCGATGTCGACCTTGTGGATGTCCTTGAATTTACTCGTTGCCTTGTCGCCGTACGCCAACTTGATTCCTTTGAAATCAACGAGGCCGTTGCGCGACAACCACCACGCGTCGTCGCAGCCGTAAACCACGTCGGCGAACGGCGCCTTGTCAACGTTCGTCTTGATGGCGAGAACTTTGACAGCGTCCCGCAGGCGTTCGACTGGAAAATTTCCTGTCGACGGTCCCGACGCGACGATCGCCGCGGGATGGCCGCGCCAATCCGGCCACCACGCAAACGTCTGCGGCCCGATCGAGGCAGCCAGATTCAAGCCATGCCTCTCAGGACGCGATACTTGCGCAGCAGCGGCTCGACGCCTGTCGGCAAGCCCTGCATTTTGTCCAAATCCATCTCGCCGTCGTACCAGTACTTCACGCACAGCACGATTGCCTGCTTGATGCTCTCCGGAATCAGGCGCGTGAGATTTTCTGGCGATTCGGCCGCTGGCGCATAGCCGGCAACAAACCGGATGCGCACCGCGTTGATGGCTTCCAGCGGCGTTGGCCATTCCGAGTCGATGTTCGGCACGACCCAGCCGGGTCCCTCCGCGCCGGCTGTGCCGGTCGATGCGTCGACCGTGTAATCAGCTGAATCGATCGTGATCTCGTCGCCGATGCTGTCGATGTACTTGATGCTCTCGACCGACTGCAGCGGCGGCATCGGGATCGCGATCTCGTGCTCCGGAAACTCGTCGAGCAGGAGCTCCCAGGTCTGCGTGACGATGGCGCGGCCCATGAATTCCTGCGCCAGATCGGTCGCCGCGTTGATGTACGCTTCGAGGTCGTCGTCGCTGTCGCTGTGATCGATCCGCAATTTGGTCTTGACGTAATCGATGCTGACCGGCGGCACTGCGGGCGGGGTGATCAGAATTCTCGACATGGCTCACCACTTGCCGTCTCGGCCGGGCGGGCCGGCCGGACCCTGGGCGCCGTCCTTGCCGTCCTTGCCGTCCTTGCCGTTCCTTCCCCGCTTGACCATCAGAACCCAGTCCTTCGTCTCTGGCTTGGCCCGCGTGTCAGCCACGCACAAGAACGTTCCGCCGTCCCAGGTCGCCGTGTCGCCTCGCTTGTACTCTTCGCCGAACTTCCAGACGCCCCTGAAGCAGTCGGCGAAAGTCAATGGCTTTTCTTTCGGCCAGCGCCACTCGCCGACCAGCTTGCCGTCGCGCGTCATCCGAAGGCCGAAGTGCTCTGGCTCGCTGAACTGCTCCACGTCGCTGAATCCCAGGCCGTCCTTGCCCGGAGAACCCTGTTCTCCCGGCCGCCCGTCGGTTCCATCGCGGCCAGGTGTGCCATCGCGACCATCGCGTCCCGTCGCACCAGCGGAGCCTTGTGGGCCGTCTTGGCCGTCTTTACCGTCGAGCCCATCCAAGCCGCGCTCTCCTTGGGGACCAGGAGCGCCGTCGCGACCGTCTTGACCAGGAGGGCCCTGCTGGCCGGTCGGTCCTGGCTGGCCGTCTTGACCGCTCAATCCCCGTTCGCCTTGCTGACCCATCAGACCTTGCGATCCGCGTTCGCCTGGCAAGCCGTCGGTCCCGTCCTGGCCATCTTCGCCCCGCTCGCCCTTTTCTCCCTGCTCGCCCTTTTCTCCGCGTTCGCCCTTTTCTCCGCGCTCTCCGGGTTCTCCCTGAGATCCATCCAGGCCGCGCTCTCCTGGATCGCCTTTGTCGCCCTTTTCGCCTTTCACCGGCGGCGCCCGTTCAAGTTCTTCGATCCTGGCGAGCAAAGGCCGCTGGGCAGAGTCGATGGCCTCGCGCAGGACGGGCAATATCGCGTCCGCGAACGCCACGATCATTCGAGGATTCATCGGATGCGTCCTTGCCGGCTCAGGTTGTCATCAAGAGCTGCCCGCGAACCATCCCTGCGAAGACCTTCGCCGCGGCTTCGACTTCGGCGTCGTCTTCTTCTTCTGTATTTTGTTGTTGTTCTGAATCGGCCGGTTCCTCGGCGGCTGGACTCGGCGCTGTCGCGAATGGATTTTCCTGACTGTCGCGCTTGTCGAGCGCCGCCAGGCTGTAATTTTGCTGCTGCAGGTACGGAGTGTCGCCGCCTTTGACTGGCTTGAGATCGAATTTCTTTCGCGCCTCGTTAGGAGCAATGATACCGGCCCTGACTCCGTCGCCGGCAGTTTTCACTTTGGTCGGGGTGTCCATTCGCAGCAAATCATCGAGATCAAACTCAGTGCCATATGTTTTGCCGACTATCGTCGTCAGACCAAGTCCCTCGTCTAGGCACAATTCAAGCGCTTCGATCATGCCTTGCAGGCACTGAGTGTAATACTGAATTTGCAGAGCTTCGATGTTGTTGTACGTCGGCATGTCGCCTATGCCGATCATGTACGGAGGCACGTGAAAACAAGTGCAAACGGTTTCGGACGTCCATTTCAACTGATCAACGAGTTGACTGTCGACGGCGTTGACCGTCATCGACTCGTACTTGAGCCCGTCGCCGAGCACGGCGACTTTGCCGACTTTGTCTCCGCTGTAATTTTCTTCCCAGTATCTCTTCAGTCGCTCGGCGGTTTCCTCAGGAATGTTCGCTGGAGCGGTCAAGATGCCACCGGGTTGAGATCCGTTGGCAAAAAATTTCATCGAGTTGCCCTGGATGTTCAGACCTTGCAGAGCCGCGAGTGCGCAGGCGCTGATTGGACTGACGCCGCACAGCGGGTGGTAAAGCGGGCACATCACGTCGTGAATGATCTCTGACGCCGGCACCTCTATGCTTTCAAACTCTTGACCGGACAAATAGTCGCGCCCGATGGAATAATACACGGAACCATCCGGCGACGTGAGCACGCGCGTGCGACACGGATCCAAGACATACATACGAACGACAATGCCGCGCAAGTCGCGTTCCAGCAGCACATAGGTGTTGCCGTGCAGCAATTTCGAGACGATCCACTGCTGAAAAAATTGAAACCTGTTCTGATAGCGATTCGGCTTGCGAAGCACGGGACTGAACGCGTTCGAATAAATCTCGCTCCAGATGCCGTTGTCGTCCTGCTCGACGAGCTTGCAGCGCAATTTGGCGACATCGGACGCGATCAGCGTGACGCAGGCGTAGATCGCGTGGAAGCGCGTCAGGCCAGGCGCGCGCTCCTCCATGTTCTGCTGCCACGCGCCGGTGAACGGCTCGCGCACGGGTGGCCAGTACCAGCCAGGATAAGGTCCACCGACAACGTTGAGCGGCTGGGTCGGCACGGCCTTGCTGGCGCGCGTTATGTCGAATCCAAACAAGCGCACGCGGGTCAGTCCTCAGCTTTCATGTCGCGACGGCGATACTGATGCCGACGGACTGTCTCGGCGAGCGTGGCTCTTTCTTCTGGCGACGGCTCTTTCTTCGGAGGCGGCTGCGGCGCTGGCTTGTCGCGTTTTGGCTTGGTGATGCGCGCGAACAGCTTGGCTTCGGTCGGCGTGACATCGATCTCGTCGCCCTGGCCGTAGTACACGCCGCGATGCTTGAGGCGCTTCTTGCTGGTGACCACGACTTTCATGGGAAAGGCTCCTCCGAGATTTTTGCCTCGCGTTCGAGATAAAACACCTCATAACGTGACCTCTGATACACGCCCTCGACCACGGCAACCGTAATCAGACGCCAGCCATCAACCGCGAAATCATTCAACACGTTGTCGGCCGAATGATAAGCGGCACCATACTCGTGCTCGCGGTAGAACGACTTGTATTCTTTGAGCGTCGACATGTCACAGCACTCGTCTTAGAAAAAGTGGACAGCAGCGGGCTCACCGCTGTCCACCTTCCGCACTACTCGGCATATTTCGCGTTCTGGATGTAGCCGACCGCGTTGTCGCGGGCCTTCTTCCAGGTGATCCAGCGCTCGCCCTTGACCGCGACCATGTTGTGCTGCCACAAGCTGACGAGTACAGTAGACGCGGTGGCCGGCGAATCTGGCGCCGAATCCATCTGCAGCGACGCTTCGCGCGAAACATCGATGCTGACCGTGCCGTCGTCGGCCAGCATGATCTGGTTGGCGATGGCGAAGATCAGCGGATAGCCGTCCGTCGGGCTGCCGCCGGTGGCCGGGATGTTCTCCGATGCCACCACGGGGAAACCGTAGAACGAGCCGCCGCGCGGCGTCACTCCGGGGAACTCCGGATTACCCAGCGTGTTAACCATCATGGAGATCGCGATGGCCTGCTGCTCGGTCATGATCCAGTGACCGGTCGACGTGGACAGGTTGTTGGACGCGATGGTCGAGAACAAAGTCTTGACGTCGGTGCGAAGCGCCGCGGCGGTCGTGCCGGTAGCGGTAACTGCCGAAACGCCGTTGGTGATCGACGCCGGGCTGACGCCGCTCTCTTCGGCCTTGGTCGGATCGATGAAATCGCGGTCCATTTTCTCCGTGATCTCGTTGACCAAGTTGTTGCGGATCAGGCCCTCGGCCGCCGGGTTGCTCAGCCGCCAGAGCTCCTCGGTCAGCGGCACGATGCCGGCGATCTTGTGGTGCTCCATCGTGACAGTGTCGAACGCAAGCTGGCTGACAGGCTTGACTTTGCCTTCTCCGACCCAGTTCACGGTCGCGCCGCCGGTCTGCCGCGGAACTTTGACCTTGAACGGGACGCGGAGGAGCCCAGAGATGCGGCCGATGATCGACTGCGCGAACAGCAGCTCGATCAGCGCGTTCTGCATGTTCTGGTACACGACCAGCGGTCCGGCCCACGTCGAGTCAGTCGTGGTGCCCGGGTTCTGAGCCGCGCGAAGCTGAGTGACGAGCTCGATTTCAGGACAGTGCGGATACAGGAACCGAGCCTGCTCGCTGGCGGAGATGCCCTCGAGGCGAGCTCCGAACTTGGCGAGCGCGAGCCGGAACAGTCCGAGGCTCATGTCCATCGGCGGCCGTGCGGAGATGACGCGGTTGTCGCCGTTGGATTTGCCGGAGCGCGCGTCGGAAGCCTTCTGAGCGTCGTCGACGCGACCGATCGCGATGGCTTGCTTCTTGTTGTGCTCTTCCTGGCGCCGCAGCCGCACCAGGTGCTCGTCGATCTTCTTGACATCCAGCTCGAGCGCGTCGTATTCCTGCGACTGCTCGTCGTCCAGGGTCACCTGCTCTTCGGCAGCCTTGTTCATCAGCGCGGCCATGCGCTCGGACTTCGCCAGTCGCGTGGCCTCGTAAGCCGAGATCTGCTCGGCGATCGTCTGTTTCATGACGATACCTTTCTTGACAGACGGATTCGTTGATGCCGCGACGCCGGCGGATTTGGCGACACCGCGCTGCTTGCCTGACGCGGCCAGCTTGGCGTCGTGGTCAGAACGCAAGGCAACGTAATCAAAGCCGTCGTCCTTGTCGCGCGACGCCGCGTCGACTGCTTTGAGTGCCGTTATGCTCGCGTCAGAGTTGGCTGGTATGGTGACCAGGCTGAGCTCGAGAACTTCGGTCTCGACGAACCGGATGCCTCGGCCATCGGCCTCGTCCATGAAGTTGAACTCGATCGGCCTGAAGCCGATGGACACGCCGCGAACCAGGCCGAGCTTGACGGACTGCCAGGCCTCGTCCAGGCGGTCTTTCAAGTTTCCGGCATCTTCGGTGTCGGCGATCCTGGCTCGAAATCTGATGCCGTCCTTCGTGGCCTTCGCGAACGTGGCGTGGCCCACCGGTTGAGTGCGGTCGTGCTGCCACAGCAGAGGGAGGGGGTTCTTGAACTGCACTCCCAGTGGTTCTATGATGTCGCCGAGGCGGTCCGGCGTCGGCGTCGTGGCCACGCCTTCGATGACTCGCTGATCTTCCTTGATCGCCTTGACTTCGAGAACGCTGTAAGCTCTGCCGATCTGTGTCATCACAGGACCATCATTTGAAACTCGGGGACCCTCTCCGGCACAGTGGCTGGCACGGCTCCAAGAGCCATGGCCAGAGCCACCATGCCGTCTATGCTGCCGCTGGACTTGTCTTTGGCCAGCTTCCTGTTCCCTGCCGCGTCTGTGGTGACCACGCTGTTGACGGCGCACATGGTCATGATCGGGTGGTTGCCGTGAGCGATTCTCTTGTTGAGCATCTCGGCCTCGAGGTCGCGAAGCGCCGGACTCATCGACTTGAATCCCTGGCCGAACTCCACGAAGTGATCTTCGATCATCTTCTCCGTGAAGCCGGACATCAGGAGCCACGGCTTGAGATGCTTGAAGTTCCAGATGTCGAACGCGATCTTGTCGATCTTGTGCGAGTCGAACAGCTTCCTGAGGCACGACGCGACGAAGCTGTAGTCCACGGACTTGCCGGGAGCGAGGAGGAGGTGGCCCTCTCTGGCCCACACGTCGTACGGAACTCTGTCGCTCCTGGCCTTGTCTGTCAGGCCCTCCGACGGCAGCCAGAACGACGGGTGAACTTGCCAGACACCTCCGACGTTGCCGATCAGAACCAGCGCCGTCAGGTCTTTGACTGACGACAGATCGAGGCCGCCGTAGACTCTCACTTTGTCTATCGACTTCGGCGCGTCTCCGCAGGATTTCCACAGCGACGGCGACACGAACGGCGACGTGGCGTCGACGCGCTGGTTCAGGATCAGGTTGCGATATTCTGACTCGCGGGCCGGCATGCGTTCGGCGTCTCGAGCCATGGCCATGACTTCGTCGCGGTTGAGAAAATAATCGAACGCCGGATTAGCTAGCCTGATAGAGTCCTCAGAGAACGGATCGGCGTCCTCTGGCACGGTGTCCAGCCTGAGCACAACTCTGGGATCGTGGGCGGCGGTGGCGTCGTCGATCAGGATGGAAAGAAGGTCAGCGTCGGTCGGCGCCTGAGTGGAGATGACGATCGACAGAGGCGCCTCTTGCGCGGCCGTCGCGGTCTCGAGAGCCTCGTAGAGCTCGGATCGCGGGCCGCGGACCTGGCCCAGCTCGTCGTGAACTATCAGAGCCGGAGACAGGCCGTACG